CTACAACATTTGGGCTAAAGAATCATTTCGACTCGTCCTTAGCTTTTTCCTCCAAATTAAATAGACTTTCGTTTGAGCTAGGAAGCTTAAAATTCTAAGGGTTTTCGCCAGCTTCTCTAAGCTAGTTTCGTCTATCACCTTCCCTGCTTCCTCTGGCTTCGGAAAGACGCTCTTAGTCTTTAACAGGCGCCTTCCATATCCCCGTTCTCGTTTACACAAAGTCTTTAAGACGGTTTTTACCTCTTCAACCTCCTTCTTCGGCATTTTCTTTAGCCTTCGCATGTTGGTTTTCTCGCTTGAAAGCAGGATTGGGTTGAACCCTAAGGATCGCAGTTTTTCAATAGCCTCTAAAACATATTTTGACGGCGTTGATTCTGCAATCTTCTCCATTCCTGCTCTCTCGAAGAAGCGGTTGTACTTCGCCATCACCGCAACTGTTTCGACGTAGGGCTTATCTGCTAAGGGCAGTGTTTCCTTGACCAGCTTGACGCCCAGTCCGATTGTGCGGTATTTCGGATGGACAATTGCACGTGAGATTAACGATAGGTTACGGTTTATCTCCTCAACGGAGAGGCTTCTGCCAAAGGCTTTGTGTCTCCCAAAGGTTGTGATAGGAGGATACTTGTAAACAATAACGCCAACAGTTTCATCCCTTCGCTTCAAAACGAAAATCTTTTGGGCGGCAGCCAAGCCTCTAGCATCCCTATAATGGAACCCAGCCAACTTTTCATAGTCTCGTCTAGACCCCTCCGCGACGTACATCTCCCTAACAAAAGAGCAGGCTTTGTTGACTTCGTTAGGAAAATACCTGACCTCAATTTCCCTACCAAACCTCTTGTGGACGTGAACCGAAGGCTTTAGATCCTCAAAGAGGTCTGTGTGGGTGGTTGCCGCCAGAACAGCCTTGCCCTCTTGTCTCGCCAGTCTCTGAACATTAAACGCTACGACTTTCGCGGTGTCCCGATCCAGTGTGCTGCAGAATTCGTCCATGACCCAATACTGCTTCCCAGCCTCAATCATTTTTGCGATTCTGTAGCGATACTTCTGTCCATCGCTCAGCTGGTTGTAACGACGCACAAAAAGGAAAGCATCGTTTAAGCCTACTCGACTTAGAAACTCCAAACCCTCTTCAAGTGTTTCGCCAACGGTGTCGATGAGGGGTTTATCTGGGTCCACAGTCGTGCTGGTTATGTTGATCGCTTGGAACCCCAGGTCCTCCTCCAACGCCTTCAGCAGAACACTCTTGCCTGATCCAGAATCCCCTGTTATGTAGACGATGTCTGCAGGTGAAATCTTTAATTCTACATTGTCATAAATAGTGAAATCTCGATAGTCATCAACGCCAAGTCCAAAAGCCTCTGAGACAGCGATGGTTCGATCGGTTATGTCGGTTTTCGTTTTGTAGCTTATGTTAATTTTGAAGGTGCCTGTGGTTTTGTCGTATCTTCTTGCAAATTTAGTTATGATAAATACTTCTCTGCGTCGCATCTAGTACGCCCTCACAAGTTCTCCTGGAGGCCCGGTTTCTTTAGCTGCAAAACAAGCTAGAGCTAGTGCCCAGAGTTGATCATCATGTGAGCTGGTTGGGTGCCAGAATTTCAGTTGGCCGGATTTGGTGTATTCGTAGCGTTGTTCATTAATTTGTTCACAGAGCCGGCGATCATAAGGCATTTTCAGTAGTCCTTGCTGCATTTTCACTTTTAGATACCCTAACATCTCTTCCTTGCTTTGAACGGTGAACGACTGGCCTTCCGCATTCATTAGTCCCTGATTTGTGATTTCCTCTGCAACGACTTCTCCAACGCCGCTTTTATCGACTAGAATCTTCCGGAATCGGAACTTTTCGTTGGCTCGGACCATGAAGCCGATGACATGGCTGTAAGGTGTCTCAAGTGGGAACTCTTTCAAAAATGTAAGTTGAAGGGTTTGACCCTCTTTCTTCATTGCAGTGAGGATGCTGTAGTCTTGAAACTTGCCGAGATCGCAGCCCGCGTAAAACTCGCCCCCTGTATAAGGGGGTACCGCTTCTAGATCATGTTGCAGTTCAAGATCGGGGACGATGCACGAGCGGATAAGGTCCTGCGTGAAGTAGCTAGTGGCCGCCTCAACGAACTCAGCATCATATTCCATTCGATACGTTTCAGCTGTCATAAGTTGCTGTTGCTTTTTCAGAAAACTCTTCGGAATCAACGGACATTCACTGGACTTGACTCTGTGGACGCTGAAGTCGGGATCCATAAACGCGCGATAGAAAAAGTGATCCTTGCCCCAAGGTGTACTCAGTAAAATCAAACTACCGTTGGTTGTGGCCAGCATCGGATACAAAATATTAATGATAATTTCTTCTGGAATGAATGCTGCCTCATCTACTATAACCATGTGCGCCGTGTATCCTCTAAGCAGATTCTCGCTGCAAGGCAAAGCGATAATTTCACTTCGATTATTGAACTGAATGATGGTACGTGTAGATCGGATTACTCGACTTCTAAGCGCTGAGGTGAAAACAAAGTTACAAATGCGGTTGAACATAATCATCGATTGGCGAAGTGAAGGACTTGTAATTAAAACAGTTACACCATCGTTTTTGATGGTGAAATCGATGGCTTTTATTGCGATGGTTGTAGTTTTTCCGCTTTGACGACCCATACATGCCACAAGGCGCTTGTGGCTATTGCACAAAAGCTTAGCTTGGTATAGAAACGGCTTTATCCCTAAAACTTTTGAACAAAACTGTAGGGTATCCATTTTAGCATAGTTCAGTTGCTCGGATTTCCGCAGTTTATCAAGCTCAGCCTTGATTGGTTTCAGCTGTTCTTGTAAGCTGCGCCTTAATTTCTTCCATAGCCTTACGAAGTTCCGAAATTTCTTCCTCAACCTGCTTCAACCTCTCATATTCTGCGAAAAGGTCGCGGTACTTCCAAGCAGCCGTGAAAATGATGCGGAAACGTTCTAGGTCGGTTTTATTATACTCGGTTATGTCGCAAATCTTGTTGAAGGCATCAACATACCGTTTAACGATTTTTTCCAGTCCAACGATTTCAGCCTCTCTGATTTGTTCGACAATAGATTTCTTCTTTTGTCCGACAAAAGACCCAAGCCTTTCAATTTGTTTACCTAAAGCTTTTGGCGTGCGATCTGGGAATTTACCTGATTTGATAATATTATCCAGCGTCATGCCTTTCTCAACCATTTCAAGTAGAAGCTCGTTTTCTTCCTGTGTCCATCGTTTGCCTCTAGCCATGGACAGTCACGCCTTTTGTCCGAAGAATGCGCCTAGGATTGTGCCTATGACTAGGGTGATGGCTGCGAAGATTTCGTTGCTGAAGTTGCGGAGTACATATATGTACGTCGCTTCGAGGATGGTCATGCAGATCAGCGCGATGATGGCGAAGTACATTCCGTAGACGAGGCGGTCACTGGGCGCTATCCGAATCTGCTTAGCTCTCTTGCGGCCCTCTTTCACCGAAATCGTTTTAGTCAATGCTTTGCGTATCAGATCTTTCAATTTAGATTCTCCTTTTCTGCCGGAATGATTAGCCGTCCCTTCCTCTTTCTCACTCTAGCCTTAGCCAGCCAGTGTTTGAGTCTCAAAGTGAAGGTTTTCGGCAAGGTTATGTGGCCTAGAACGGTGACTTCGTCGATCATGCCGACTGGGATGCCGTTATGGTCAATGTCGTCTATTCCAGCTAGCTCATTGAGGTTGAAGCGGTCTCGCATTAAAACAACGTATTTTTTCTGTCCAACATTGCCTACATAGACGCCCCAGGACGTGACTGGAACCTCGAACTGCGCCTTGGCATTGTCCGATTGCTGGTCTATGCGGATTTCACCTTTGTAGGCGTCGTGCCAGTCTACTTGGACGTAGTCGCCTATTCGCAGGCGTTTAATTTGCTTCAGCAAGTCCTTATTCATGGCTGTCACCAAAGTTTTCTAGACTGCTTCGTAGCGTCCACCCTTGTAGCGACTTAGGCTTCCTGTTTTGCTCCTTAATGCGTAAAGATAATCGGCGAGCAGAGAGGGCTCCTTTCCAAGCTCCAGCGTAATCTCAAGAGTTTGCTCCGCAGCAACAACGCTATATTCAACGCTTAGGATGCGGTAATCCGCGTCTATGTTTTCGTTTGGAAGCGTAACGTGGATTTTGTCTCCTGGCAATAGCTGGTTAGTGCCATAGTCGATGACGTCGCTTCGAGCCGTTATGTATTCTGCTGGATTTTTTAGGTGTGCCAGCAGGGCTTTAGCTCGCAGGGTACACTCGTTGTCGCTGTGAAGCTCCTCGTCAACTTCCACAAGTTCACGCAAACCATAAGCGGTTTGGCTAGCCGCATCCTCTTGGGGGGCTTTCCATCGGCACTTGTTGAAGAATAGGTTGTCAACGCGTAGGTCAACCCCCACTGTTGTACTCACAACGAACTTTACCTTTTTTACATTGGTCCAGTTGAAGGGTTGAGTGTTAAACACGCTGTGCTGCCACTGGTCGCTGTTCTTCCTTCCAACTGGAAAGCTCTGGAGAACCCAGTTGCCGTCTCGAACCCTCTCATACCTGCGAACTATCATCCCAGCCGTGTCCTCAAGTTCAACGGTTAAATCTGGATATCCCGACGCTGTTTTAACCTGAAAAGTTAGGCTTGGGTGTAGGTTGCAGTCCTGTTCTTTGCCAGCGTTGAAAGTGAAGACGAGGCCTGTGCCTGTTCCTCCAGAAGTTTTAATGCTGTATGCCCCCACAACTTTGTCGGTGCTATCTAAGGAGAGGGTTGACCCCCCGCCGTAGGCACTCCAAACTCCGTCAGTAGGCGTTAAGGATTCTGTCCAAGCATCCTTGTCGGTTGGTCTTGCCTTTTCCGCGGCGCCGTAAACTGTGACTTTGTTTCGAACCCTGTGGATGTCCTTGCGGTATTCTGAAACCTCGATGCGTTCGGATAGGCTTACGGATGAGGTTTTGCTGTTTTTGGGGAAAAAAGCGAATTTTGCGTCTTGCTCAACTCGGAAGTCGAAGCCGATTACTCCTGCCTTATCAGCGCTTCCAGCAATGTATTTTAGGATGTCGAAGACCGGGGTGTTTTCATATTCCAGAAGCGTATACGTGGTATCTGTGTTCTCTATCAGCTCGGTTGAGTTGCGGACATGGCTGAGGCCCACGTAGTTGTCAATCAGGTCTTTAACGATTTCCTCGCCCTTCTTGTTTTCATAGGTCTTCGTGACCTGTCGCCGGAATAGCCGCTCGCCCCAGCATCGACCTCGAACCCTAATGTAGTTTTCAACTGGCGTTGATTCACATTGGATTTCCTCGACTCGAACAGTGGCTATTAAAGGGCAGTTGCCCCCTCTACCAATGCTTATGCTTCCGTCATCGCCAACATTGATTGGGTAGGTCGCCGTGTATTTCTTGTCGAAATTGGCGAGTAGGCAGTCGAAGCTTGAAACCTCGTCTGTGCATCCCAGATGGATTCGCAGTTCCCTAGCATCACCCTGTGGAGGGGTGACGGAACCGAAAACTAGGGCGACGACTGGCAAAGCCACGCTCAATACTCGATTCCTCTCCGGCGATACTCTTCTTCCCCAACCCTCCGAATGCTACGAGCATAGCCCGGCGTCTCAACCACAGCAGCATTGTATTCTTTTACACTGGCAGTTGCCGCTTTCATCTGAGATGCGAAGTGCCACATGGCAGCAGCAGCCGCAACAATCACAGCTATGCCAACGCCGGTTAAAGCTAGGAAAGTTGCATAGCTAATGTTCAAGGCGTTTTGAGCTGCGGTGGCAATCCAGCAAGCAGCCGCATAGACTTTTTGGGCTACAGCCACACCCCAACTTGTTCTCATAAACAAGCCCATGGCAGAGACAACCATCATCGCAGAATCAAAAGCCCTAGCCTGTTCAGCACTGAGAATGCCAAACTGGTGGGCAATATGACCTATAGCAACGCCTGTGGCACCAATCCCAGCGAGTGCGGAGCCAAGGGATTTAACGCGAGTAGTCAAGCTTTCAGCGTCGGACTGAATGCGGCTGAACTGTGCACTCGCCCTGTTGACAGCCCTCACCGTAATGACCATTTCATGGAAACTCATGTTGTGGACGCCTCCCCGATAGCTTGCCTAATGGCTCCACTGATTCGGTTGACTAGGCTCTGCATCTTCGATTCAACGGCGTTGCTCAGAAAACGGCGAGGCTGGACGTAACGGGTTCCAAACTCCTGGTAAACTGCGTATGGTGCAGTTGCCCCAAACTTAACTATCCATTCCTCAACTTCTGCATAGATGCTGTCTCTCAAACGACCGGTTCGAACTGGACAACTCGCCTTAGCAACGTTTTTCATGGCTTCTGCTTCGAATCTCATGGCGTCTTGGACGTTGCGTTTCATGTCGTCGTCTAGCCGGCTCAGCTTCTCCCTCAACTCTGGAACTCCTTCTATGTGCATATCCATTTCAACGGACACGCCTAACACCTCGCTCCGTCCTTTTCATCTCCTCCTCAGTTTGCCTGTCCATCTCGTTGAGGATGACGATGAACTCCTCAATTGTTTTCGCGGGCTGACGTGCAAGCTGCAAAGGTGTCCAGCCAAACTCTTTGCAAAGCCGGAAATCGGTGAGGCTTGGGTGTGGTTTGCCACGTCTCATCGCCCGGACGAGTTTTTTGTCTCCTCCACGGTTACGCTGCACAGTCGATTAACAACTTGGCTGAAAAGTTCTCCAAGCCCTGTGGGAATGCCGTCTTCTTCGCTTAGCAACCTCTCTAAAGTGATCGGCTTGTCTTCTGGCTGCTCTTTCAAACTAGCCCAGATGGTCTCCGCTTGGACCGCCACAAAATCGCTGCTGAGAACCTGTCCTGTCACCGGATGATACCTCGTGTGTTTTTGGATTATGCGACTGCGTTTAGCCCAAGAGACCTCTTGAAAAATGTATTTGCCAGCGTATTCCTCTCCGAACCGGTCGTCAAGCTGAAGGGTTTCCGTTTTCATTCTCAGCAACCTCTAACTGATTGCTACAGTTTTGGCGACGAAGGGAGCTTTCAAAGCAACTAGGTCCTCTATGCGTGTTGGTGTTCCAACGTTTTCCCACTTACAGTTGCTGAAAACAGCCTTGCGGGCGCCTCCTAACCCAAACTCTAGGTTGAACTCCGTGTCGTTGATGACATTGTCAAACTCCTCTTTGCTCTCAAATTCAAAGGTAACCTCGCCGCTGCAGTTTCGGTGTCGCTCTGGAAGGTACTTGAGCAAGTATCCACTGGTAGTCCTGATGACAGGAACACGTTTCAGGTTATTCTCAATCACAAACCTGAAGTCGGTTACACGTTCCAGCGTTGTTGCACCCTTCTTAACATAGCTTTCGTAGAAAGGCACAGCTCCTACATAGTCACTGTACGTTGCGCCGCTGATCTTAGCTGTTCCCACAGCCATGTCTTGACCTATCAACTCGGCTGCTGCTTTCAAAACGTCCTCCACAGAACATTCAACTGTTAAGCGGTTGAATCTGCAACCCTTATGCAGCAGATCAATGATGCCGCTTGTTTTCTCATAGAAAACTTCGATGCTCAGCGACTTCAATGTTTGGATGTGCTGGAGAAAGTCGATGGAAGCGTCGCTAGGAATCGCATACGCTATTTTGAGCTCCACCTGCCTCAATCCCCTCTTGATAACGTTTAGGTCTCTCGACCCGACGCCTCGAACCTTAATAAGCCCCGGATTCAGCGCTGGTTCCACGTTTTCCGCTGTTGCGATGCCCAACATTGATGGGGTGGCTGGAGTTACTCCGTACGTTGCTTCTTCCACATAGTAGACTTTTGCCTCATGCGCGCCATACACTGGTGTAGCCATTATTTTTCTCACCTCTCCTACATGACCGTGACATTTTCAAACAGCCAGGTTTTGACTGTGAACTCGGTGCGCCACAAAAACGGCTTAACCCGCACCTCATCTTCGTCTCGATAAGAAACAATGTCTGCATAGGCTATGCCTTCAACCGTTATCCCACACTCAGAATAGTCGCAGTAAATTGCGGCTGGTGTCGCACCATTACTTGGGTTGGTGGTTCTCGCAAGCAGGTACACGTAGCCTTCAGCATCGATGAAGTCGGTTAAGGATGATGTTAACGTGATTGTGATTGTTTCGTCTTCTCCACCTGTGCCAGCTTGGGCGTTTTGCCAAGCTGAAGCCGTAAAATTCCAAACCTTAATTGTAACTCCGTTTCCAGTTGGAGCGGTTCCATAACCCTCAAACTTCAACACAATCTTTTTGACAACCTTCTCATCCAGGTCCACCTTGAATCTGAAAAGCAGCTGAGCATAGTTTAGGTTGACAGAAGTTAAGCGGCTGAAGCGGCTGTCGTCGCTGTACCAGAGCTTCTCATACTCAGTGTTCGTGAGCTCAGTCCAGCCTGCGTCTCCTGGAGCCAGTTCGCCAGCCGACCCAGCGTGATAGGCTTTATGAGTCTCAGCGGCTTGTCCAACACCCAAAAAATTGTAGCTGGTTTCGTTTGGCTTCGTCCTCTTCTCCCTTATGACGCGGTTAACCTCCTCACGAAGCTTGTTCCGCAAGTCTCTGCCAACAACGCTGCCCGGTTTATCAATCACCCAGACGTTTATTCGTGAGTAGCCAACGCGTCTCCGGCTTGTTGCTGAAAGCCCAAGCTTTTGATCTTCGCTGCGGTCGAGACCAACCGTCACCTGGCCGTCATAATCCTTGAGGAGTTCGCGGTCGTACCACTCGGCGCTGACGTGAATGCTGGCTAGGGACCCATCTTCCTTCATTACCCTCACGTTTTTGTCCAGAAGGCGAACCAGCGTTGTAGTTGGGTCTTCAATTTCAGGCATTTAGCCACACTCTGGAAAGATTTAAAGTAAATAAGCTTATTTAAGCAGTTTTACGCAAAAAACGGATGGAAAAAAGCGGTTTAGAAAAATTAAAGCTAAAAAAGTGGAGTGTTAGAAACAGTTCTATGAAAATACTTTCATCAAACGTTTACATTCGTTATGTTTTTACTATGATCGTATTTGATTCAATAGAAGAATGTTCCTTAAGCATTAAATATTTGAATTGCCTATTTTTGAATGCTGAACGGAGAAAGGAGAGGAGAGAATCGTGAAGTTTTCCAAAAAGCGTTATGTTACTTTCGTTATGATTTTCGTGGTTCTGATTGCGACCTGTTGCTTACCGATCGGTGTTGCTCATGCCCGAGTCCAAAACATCTCAATCACTAAATTAATTGACGAACCTTATTACAAAGAGACACTTTTCGTAATAATCACAAGCGAAGACACTTACCATATCTTGGTGACAGCGAATATTACAGTTGTTGGTAACGAGACTTTAATCAACCTCACTGCTACCCTTATTAACCCACACAACGTTACAATCCTAGCATCGGCAACAATACCTGATACACTTACTGACCACCCATATATTGGTGTAGTTAAGGCTATTCATTTCCACTTCCTAGAGGAAGTCGTTGAATATCTCGTTTACTGGATCCTGCCCATAGTCATAATCGCCACGATAATTATTCAAGTTTACATGATCCTCGAGGAAATTTCAGAGTATCTATTAAGTGTATTACTAAATCAAGCTCCCTTTGTTTGGGCGTCTATTCCCTATGTTTTGTATACCTTGCTAAGAACTGATAGTAATGATGACGACACTGGTACACACACGCCTTATGGATATCCACCAGATCATTACCATTTGGGGTCATTTGATTTTTACATTCCTTACTTGCCCTTTTGGTATCACGTCGGGCTAGTGCTAGATGGTCATTATTACGTCGCAACCAGCAAAAGCTGGTGGGAAATAGAGGAACACGAGGTATATACCGACGTGTGGACACCATGGGGTGTGTATCGGATTGTGTGGTTTACCTGCTATGACGCGCATTGGATTTGTTCACGTATACCACCTTCTCCTCCAGAAAAACCGCCTAGCGCTTTGTTTTACTGGACACCAATCAAACCAATTGCTGGTGAAGAAGTCGTCTTCACCTCAACCAGTTTTGACCCAGACGGGTTTATCACGACACATCAATGGTGGCTAGGAGATGGTGACCAGAGAACAACGAAGACCTTTAGATACATCTACAATACTGCTGGTAGTTACAACGTGACATTAAAGGTAACAGATAATGACGACCTCACCAGCAACATCACTCAAACTGTTAATGTGCAGCTTGCGGTTACGGCAAAATTGAGAGTCATTCCAGACCATTTAGAGATAAGTGTACAAAGTGGGCAATATGCGACTACAGAGTTCCTAGCCGGAGAAAGTCTTAACCAAACAGACTTGTATGGCGTGGCTTTTCAGGCATCTGACTTGAAAAACCCCGATAACTATACTATATCCTCTGGCAATGTGACGTTCAACAAAAACGGGATTACAATACCAAAAGGAATGTACACAAATGTAACGGTGACATTTCACGCACCAGTAAGTTTGCCAATTGGTTGGTACAATGGAAACATAACAGCGTCTAGTGAAAACGGAGGTAATAGTACGATTTATGTTGACCTTAGGATAACGTCACCATTCTATGAATTAACTGTTGCTTCTTCACCTATAAGCGGAGTAACATACACCATAAATGGATCGAAAAGGATAACACCGCACAGTGAAATATTACCTGAAGGTTCCTATGTGCTCGAGATGCCACAAACTCACAACCGATACGTCTGGTTCCACTGGCTTGAAGATGGAGACACCAGCAGAATTAAAACAATCACCCTACCGGGCACCACATGGACAGCCGTATACGTGCCAGCTCCTCCACCACCCCCAGTTGGTGGTAAAGCAATCCCAATAAACATACCAATGAATAATCCTGAATTGCCTAATCCTTTGATATGGCTATCAACAATCATAGTCCCATTGATTGCAACAGTGGTCTTCATAAAACTCAAGAAAAAGAAACAATGAATCCTTCCCTTTCTCACCCTTCATATTCATTCCCCAGAAAAGAGGCTCTTTTCTTTAATAAGAAAGAAGGCGAACAAGCGTTGTAGTTGGGTCTTCAATTTCAGGCATCTAGCCAATTAGCCTCCTGCAAACGGCTCTGCGGTACATGGTTTTTCCTTGAAAACGGAAATCCTCTACGGGGCCAACTTCGTAGGCTATGCCCTGTCGCTCAATTTTGTCGTGGTGCCGGATCGCTGAGAAAACGTGGATGGTGATGTAATCGTTCACGATGTAGCCGGGCTCAATGATGATCTCATCTGGCCTAGCTTGGCTCACAATAGCCTCAATGATGAGCTCTTCGCCGTAAGAAACAGATTCTCTAGCTTCTCTAACCGGGTAGAGAGTCACCCTTTCACCCTGTTTTCGCAAGATTCTTGTGAACGGTGTCAAAACAGCATTGTATTTGAGGAAGAGAAGGGAGAGCCATGACACGGTGACGGTTGCCTTCTTGTTTTCCATGGGGCTGTAGTCATTAAATTTTGGACCCCAGTACATGAACTCGTCTTGGTGTAAACCGATTACTTTGACGCTGAACTCTAGGGATAAGGCGTCATAGTCAGCCCTGACCCGCCACAATATCCCTGATGTTACAGCGTCGTAGTATTCGCAGGCTGGTTTTCTGCCAGCAACGTCGATGTAGCCTGCCCAGCAGACGGCTGGATTGTACGCTGGGTAATCGACGCTTGGACCGATCGTGTTGATGAGGTTGTAAACTTTCTCAACCGTTTCGCTCCACCCTTCGTAACAGAAGAGAGCGTTTAACGCGTAGCTGAAGTCGTCGTCGTAGATTTCGTTTTCCGACAAGCCTATCCTGTGCCACTTTCCGTCTCCGCTTGGGGGAGGCTTATAATAGAGATAGAGGTCCTTGAACCCTTCGCGGTAAAAGGCAAGGGCGTCGTCAATCATTGCCTTGTATTCTGGCTCCTCGGTGCGGTCGTACAACATTTTTAGTCCGATCAGACCGTAGAGATCTATGATGTGCATGTTTGGGAGCCAAGCGTCTGCTGTGGTGGCTGCTTGGGCAAATCCCCCATAATACTTGTCATGCTGGCCTAACTCGCTTGGTTTGTGCTGCATGTTGTAGAGGAAGGTTCCGCCGGCCAGCTTGGCAGCATCCAAATATCCAGCGGTTCCAGTTAAGTCGTAAGCTTTCAAGAGGGCTGGAATAGCTCTAATGGCGTCAATGCTATAATAGTAGGTGCTAGTTTCTGTGCTTTTGAAACCGCCATAAGCCAGTTTAGCAGGGTCAGCAACGTACTGCTGTGAAACTAGGAAGTCAGCTAATGAGACGATCTTATTGTAGATTTCTGTCTTTTTGCTTTCAAATTGGCTGTCGTAATAGGCTTCGTAGAGAAAGTCAATTGCGTGGGCTGCTGGAGCCGGACCCCTCCCCCACTCCGTGTCAACGCCTGTGCCTGGAATGTAATAGAAATATGGGGCGTAGTCGATGATGAACTGGTAATAACTGGTTGGAACCATTCCCATTTCTAAACCCTCCCTAAGGCTGGCCCCCGCATTTTCTTTAACATGCGCTCCAGCTCAGCTTGCAAAACCTCAAGCGGAGGAGCCCTACCAAGCACGCTTACGTTCTGATCTCCAACAGAGAAGCTTAGGCCGACAGCTGAACCTCCTGTGAGGTAGCATATAACGTAGACAGCGGCGAGAACAGTGATGAACTCTTTCTCAGCGTCCGTACAGTTGCTGTAATCGATTTCTCGACCAGTCTCCAACTCCAGCGTAACCTCAGCCCGCTTAATCATCTTCAAAACCTTAGCGTCTGGAACTTCAACTGAGGAAACGTTGATCACGTCTCTAACGTCGTCGGGTGAAACGCTAGCCATTCAGCCACGCTCTATGAAGATTTAAAGAAAACAAGCTTATTTAAGCAGTTTTACGCAAAAAACGGATGGAAAAAAGCGGTTTAGAAAAATTAAGGCGGAAAAAGCGAAGTATTTAAACGCTGAAGCGGTGCTCCTAGAACGCGGGGGTCCTCTAGTAAAGTTTTCCATGATTCAAGTCAAAAGCGAGGTTATAAACTAAGGTAAATGGAAATTTAAAAAAGGAGTTTGAGAAGTTTCTATGGCTCAGGTCTATAATATTCTAGGTTTCTTGTGGCCCAGTATTGGTCGCTGTAGTACCATGCCCCATATAGCTTTGCGTTAGCAGTCGATAGGTAACTCATGACGCTGCCTCGGTCGGGGTCATAGACCTCTTTTCCGCTTGAGTCTAGTTTGGCTATGCCTATGCTATGTCCCATCTCGTGCATTAAGGCTACTGCCTCTGCTCCATAGGGTTCTATCTGTGGGTCTTGTTTTGTCGCCCAATTGTCAGCAGCCTCATCTGCTATGAACATGTAGTTTCCAGCCAACAGATCCCACCGCCACTGGCCGATTCTTTGCTTCACTATGTAACAATACCCTACCACGCCAGGTTGCCCCTCAACTACGGTGCCGAATAGAACCCACTTCCACTTAGAAGAGTACACTCCGCTCGTACCGAAAATAGGATCTCCTGTGCCATAAGCATCATCGCCCATATTGTTATAGGCCACTTCAATAGCCCAAAAATCTGTGTGTGATACGCTTTGATCCAGCGGCACAACGTCGTCAACGTAGAACGTCACTTTGATTGACTCTCCGCTTGGATTGTTGCCCATGTAGTACCATTCAATGTATTCTAAGACCTCTGGTGTCGGTACGTGTCCCTCTATGTAATCTATTTCGATGAAAAGTTCGTATTCGATGGCTGGCGGAGGCGGGGCATGTGGAGGTGGTGCCGCTTCGAGGACTGCTACGGTCTTAGGCGCCTCGTTGTTTCCTTCATTAGATTCTGCTATCGTATTCTTTGGATCAACTACGACACGGATTATGTATTTTCCTGCATCCTTAGGAATCCAATCGATCTTAGCTGATCTGCTTTGCCCTTTTGGAATCACCTCTATTCCGTCTTCCCCTATAGAGGTAGAGTTAGCGGAGAAGTTTACCAGCACATCCTTTGCGTTTGTATATCCAATGTTGTGGATGGTTGCGGTTATGGTAACAATCTTTCCTACAACAGGTTCTGAGGGCGTGAAACCAATATCTCCAGATGATAGGGTTAAGTCCGGCGGATCTCCACTGCCTCGCCCTTGCGCTAACGCCACCACAGACAGTTTAACTGAAGTGTCTCGTGAAGTCGTCATCTTTATCGGGGCTACCGCCATTACCAGAATCGATAAGAGAAGTACTGTCAACAAAACTCTTTTCATTTCTTCTCCTCTCCTTCAATTGATAGGCACCATTTATCGGCGTTACATTATTTCAGTTTTTTGGAAAGTTGCTAACATTTTCGCTTTTGCTTCAATAACTTTCCGAACTTCATGGCAAGCATCACGCTTAACTTTCAGAGTCGTTAAATTAGTCCTCGCAGAAACTTTAGTCCTTTTTCGGTTAGCTTCCAGTGCTTTTTCTTCTTAATTAAGACTGGTTCAACGTAGCCCTTCTCCTTAAGCCATTTCAGTAGGTAGTTAAACTTGTGTGGCGACCCACAAGAAATCATACACTTCTTCAGCAAAGGCGTGTAACGTAAGGGGGCCTTCTCCAAAACCTTCAAAACAACCTCTGCCAAACGAATCTTCTCGTTAAGTATAGTCAAGTCAACCTCACCTCCACTGGCTTCTGTTTAGAAGGGTAGGGCGGCGTGTGGTTGTTGCATACCATGATGGTTTTGATGCCAGCTTCCACATCCTCCACAGTTTGCCCCTTCAAAGCGTGAGATTCTTCAGCCCGATAAGTGCTGGGCGTCAAGTCTGGCGTGAATGGCGTCATCTTCGCTCCGCAGAGAGGACAATACTCGTAGCAGTCGCAGACTGCTAGATTGGCGGGGCGCTTCCTAATCAACAGTTTTCCGCAAACAGGGCATTTTCCTTCAGCGTAACCGACTTTAGCAGTCATTTCCTTAACTCCCAATCACGGCAAGGTAGCAACGCCTATCGTTATGTTTACTCCGTTGAAACCGCCATAGTACATGTAAAACACATCATCAATCATCAGCAAGATTGCCCAATACACTCGTTGGCTGTCAAATCCGCTGGCACTGTTGTAGTAAATGGGGTTGTATCGCCATTTAGTAAAGTTGAATCCATCTACGCTTGTAGCCATCCCCACCCCCGAATTTCCCGCACTGTTTCGTCCAGTGTATGTTAAATACCAAATTCCCAAATTCCAAAATAGCCCAATGTAGTTAAGATTGGTGTCATCCCACTGTCCGGCAGAGCCCAAACTCAAAATCGAACCTTCATTTGTCCAGTTGATCCCATCGTTGCTTGCGAGAAGATAGATATTGCCGCTGGTTCCGTCTCTGTAACCACAGAAGTAGTATTTCCCAACCTTAATCACAACAGGTCCCCAATCTGTACTGGGAGAACCGGGAAAAGTGTAAACGTTTGGTGGACTACGCTTAGTCCAGCTTTTTCCATCATTAGAAGTTGCGTAGCAAAGATAACGGTTAGCCCATGCGGCGCTCGCTCCAATGTACCACAATTTAAAAATGTTTTCAGCCCTATCATAAACGACAGTTGGACATGCGGCGCATACTTCATCTGGAGCACCTGCTCCTCCCAAATCAATAATTGGGTTTCCAGCATACCGTGTAAATGTTCCTTTTGGATCAACGCTTGTTGCTAGTCCACAGCGATAGGTTCCCGTACTGTTTCGCCCCGTATAATAAAGGAAGATTTCATTACCTACCTTAAGGGCAGAGGCGGGCTCTACATGGAGAGCGTCCCATGTCCCAGAGGCTCCTAAACCTAAAACTTGCCCTATTCGGGTCCACCCTCCTCCACCACCACCGCCAGGAGACATCCTTTTCCCCGTCAGAGGAACAACGATTTCTCGGTTCCATCCCTGCTCATCTGCCCAGCTCCACTTACGATGATGGGCGTCTGGTATGGTTGTTTTGGTTCCATGTTGAGCGTCTGTAATGACTCCTGAATGGTCTAAAGTTGAGTCTAAAGCGTGTAGTCTATCATGAATTTTGTCTTTTTCAGTTTGACTGATATGTGGCGTCCCTGTGAAAGCATCATGTAGTGTTGCGTCAAGTTCACCTCTCTCTAAATCTGCAAAATGAACTTTATCGCCGCCGCCAGTTTCATGGATGGCTGCATGCGGTCCACCACCCCCTAATTCGGAAGCATGCAACCCGTCAACCTTATCTGCGTCTAACCCACTTCCGCTTCCCTGCGGTTTAATGTCTTTAGGCTTATGCTTTAATGGTAAGTCCAATAAGTGTGTTGCTTCAGCCATGCTTAACTCCTCGTTATGCTCCACGTCTCCGAAGTGGCTTCTCCGGCGTTACTAAGGGTTAGCGTGAAAAGCAGTTCTGCGCCATCATAGAATTTTATATATTTAATATTGCCGTTCACGTCTTCCCAAAAACCTATTTTCGTTATGGATTTTCCTTCAGGCGCATTAGTCAAGCTGCTTCTAATCGCATCGTGAATGGCTTTGTATGCTTCCGCGTAGTTACCCCATTCAACCATTTGTGGTCACCACAAAAATGGGAAGCTGGGTTGTGAAAGCGACAGACAAACTACCAGCCAGAGCCTCGTGCAACTGCTTTGCTTCTCAGTGCGCCAAGTCCGATGCGCTCCGAGGCTACGATGCCGTAACGGTCTGTTTTGGGGTTTTCAAAGGGTTCGGTTAGAATGTCTCGTCTCAGAAGCATGACGGCGGCAACGTCTGTGTCAATGCAGTACACGGTTCCATCCGTCACTTTGGTGCTGACAACGATTTTCATGCCTAGGTAGGTTTCGCCTAGAATGCCTCGGCGGATGTCAGCCATGCCTCCGAAATAGAAGCTATGGATGAATTGATCTTGTTGCCACAAGTCAGCGAGTTGTTTAGGGTTAATAACCAAAACTTTGGCGTTGAAGTTTTCCGCCTTTACCCTGTTCCAGAACCCGACTAGACCAGCCCAGTCTAGGGTTCCAGCGCCGTTGTATGTGCCTCCTCCGGCGAGGTCGCCTGCAGCGATGCCGTCGTATAGAGCCAAAACCCTTTCAGTTTCCAGTTCTCCAATGGCTCTACCCACTTCTGCTGTTTGCCTTTCCATAACGCCCCATGATGCATCCTCGAAAAACTTCTTGGAATACTCTGCGCCCGCCTTGATTTCCATGTCTGCTTTGATGTCTACTGTGTCATATTTTTCCTGAGTGATCCAAATTTGCGAAAGCTCAGCGGTTCTGTGGGCTTTACCAAGCTTAGCCCTTGGAAATCTCACTAGGGTTTCGGTGGTTGGTAAGACCCAAACGATTTCTCTTCCGATCAAGGCTGGTTTTGCCGCTTCAACCACGACGTCATGCATCCTTCCAAGGGCTCCAGCCGCGTCACTGAGGAGTGCCTCCCTCATGACAGCGTTCACCATGAGGTTTGACTTAGCCCTTTTGAGAATATCGGGTAGGATAGGCTGGTATTCTGGATCCTTTATGATTGCTTCGAAAAGTTTGGGCATAATCATCCCTTCTTTACCTTTTTCAGTTTTACGGAATTTGCTACGAAACCACACTTTGAACATTTCATTGCTGTCACCTATGCTTTGTCAACGTGGATTAGTCCCGTGTCGCCGCTGGCAAAGGTTTGTAGAGCAATGCCAACCGCTCTAGCGATTCTGTCGGGAATGTCTCCAGCAGTGTAGGTAGCTGAGCCGTCAGCCAGCACTATCACTCTTGCGTTGGCGTCTGTCTGAACTGCTTTGCCACGGTCAATGATTCCTCCAGCCGTAACCTTTACCACGCCTCGAACACAAACGGAACAGAACTCTCCGGCTGCAACGGTTTTCAGTGCAACTCCAATGGCGAACTGCGTAGCTGCAGAACATTTGCTGACCTTCATATCAGCACTGAGGTAAACCAAATCGCCCTTCGTGATCGCTGTAGCAGCCTCAAAGCTGTGCACTACTCCATCGCTTATCATTTCCCCAACTTCTGCATCAGGCCATAAGTCAGCCATTCAACTTCCTCCAATTTTGATGCGGTTTCAGCAAGTTCATCCTTACCTACTCCCGGTCACTGTTGCCAGATGACTTTGACTCAAGTTTATGCCTTAACTGGCGAACGAGTAGCTGAGGTCCATAGCTCCAGGCACGGACAATCCATTCTTCAGGCAAAAAACTTAGGATTTCCTGCTTGCTGACCAAATCGGATGGTGATGGCTCAGAGGGGCTGATGATCGCCTCACCTAAAGGCTTCCTTTCACCAGCTGGCTGTGCTGGTTCAACGCCTACGGCAGCAGCTGGTTCGCTTGGGGCTCTCAAATATTGCGGATGGTTATTAAGCCAGTCCCTCATCTTTTCAAGGGTCCAGTTTTTGGCTTTCATGAAAAGGAGCGCCATGGGCTGGGGGTTCTCAGAATCACTGCGTAAGCGACCGTAAATGCCCTGAATTCCGTTTGTCTGATCTATCCATGCTGTGGAGAAACGTTCCTCAAGAAAAGCAGCTGGATCGCGGATTTGGTAAAGAATAAACTCTTGGGTTTCAGCCTGTTCCCTCGTATGTACGTCGCGACGTACATCCTTAGCTTCTTTCAACTGCTTAACTATGGCTTCCCAAACCTCGACACTGCTGAGTGGGTCGCCAGGCTGAAAATTTTCTAGAAGGCTGAGAGCCGTAAAATCGATGCCTCTCGGCGCGACTCCATCCACATTTTCAAGGCTTTTCCACTCGAACTCCACGCTGCAGTGGCGAATTTCTCCGTCTCGGATTTTGTTAAGCACGTTCTGGTCTTCAAGTTTAGCAATGTATTCAATGGCTCCGTCCTCGTATTCTGCGGTCAAAACTTCGCCACTTAAGGGATGCATGTGGTCAATGAGTAAAGGTTTTCCAGCAAGTGTGTGGGCGCTTTTCTGCAGTTCCTCTTCAAGGTAGACGCGGACGCTTGGCCACTCTTCCGGGTGCTCCGTCTTCAGAGGATGAAGAGCCTTTCCACGAATTAACTTGCCAAAAGGTTTGATGTTGCCGACCCAGCTGAAGCTTTCTTTCTCGAGTTGAGCCTGTAACTTCCCACAAACCTTCTTAGCTGTTTCCTCATCGTAATTCTGCGTCTTCATCATGTCTTGAACGCAATCCTCGAAGCTAGCCCACTTACCAAAAGGCAATTGAAAGTCTCACCGAAGAAACTAGGAGGGTTGCTCCTAAAAAGAAGAAATTATCGTGAAAAACATATTTTGCTTTAAAACCAGCTTTGAATAAGTAAGTTTCTAATTTGCAAAACCCAGGCTAAATATAAAGAGAAAAAATGATGAGCTTGTCGAAGTTAAACCATTTGATGAGATTTTCAAGCTAATCTACGAAGAAGTCAATAAAGTGCGCAGTTTATTACTTTTCTTGATCTCTCTGCTTTTTGGAAATTCTTTCTTAGGCAAGTCTTATATTTTAATTTCGCACTTACTGTTTTCTTTGGTACTGAAAATTGGTGATGAAAAATGAACGCTGTTGGTCGTTCTGATGAACGCTTCAAGATATTAATGCTTGAAACCTTAAGTGTATTTGGACGTCTCAACGAGAATTTCATAAACCTCATTGTTACCATATTTCATTGCTTAGGAGAAGTAGATGCAGGTCGAATAGGACTTTCTCAAGGCGATCCATACTCTTTAGAATGGGAAGTTGTTATGTTAAAACTGGCGCAAGAAGACTGGGTTGGAATAGAGCAAAAGGGGTACCGAGAATACTTTCTTAAAAAGGAATATACCCAAACTGAAAATTTCAAAGAAATCCTAGAAGAACTAAAACACAAGAGTTTCTATGAAATGAGAGAACTTGCTCTTCATTGCCACTATAGTTTAATAGAAAACAACAATCAGCGAAATAAATTAGGAATTAAAGAATTAAAGAATCTGCTAAATATGGAGAGGGTAGGTCCCTCCACCGCCTAAAACTTCTCGCGCAATTCCCCCTATTTTTTCTAAAGTTTTGTCATCATCTGTATCAGCAAAAACTTTTTGTTCAATCATTCGAAGCATATCATTCTTTATCATTAATTTTAGGATAGGTGGACATTTCTCCACTTTTTTGCCATAATCGCTAAGATTTGATATTTTGTCTACACCATTCTCTCGATATTTGATGTAAATTTTTCCAATCTTGACCATGAGCAGAGGAAAGGGGACATCTAGCATTATACTCTCACAAACTTCTTTTGGGAATCCATTTTCCGACAATCGCAGGCGAATTTTTTCTTCCACTTCATGTCGGCGATCCCAGCGCAAAGTATACTCCGCTATTTCGTCTGATGTTACAGCCTCAGGCTTTTCTAACGCCATTCTTTTCTGTTTCCTTTGTAGAATTTTATCAAAATCTTTGCAGTTCTTTTCCATAATTTTGGCAAGTACAAGATAATCGTTAAGACAAAGAAAATCGTCAAATTTAAACTTCCTATTTTGAGCCTCCGACTTTAGGTCTTCAGGCGCCATCTTATCAAACATTTTAAGACCAGGCATCTCTTCCATTATTTCGTGCATGCTACTAATTAATCCAGATTCAATGGCCCTAACAGTCCGATGATAGTAGACTGCTTTATACATCTCTAACCTGGATATAAAAAACGATTCTACCGCGATTATGGCTCTTTCGTTGATTGCAAGAATTATGTCTTTATCTTCTATTTTTTCGCGTTCTGGTTTTTCTTTTATTATGATAGTCCCTATTACCTTTAAATTCTCCAACTCTTCCGGAAATAATCGAATAACATTGATATTCTCAATTATCCTTTTTATGTCAACAAGACCATATTCTAAGGTGCCTGTATGGTAAGCATCTCTAACGAGATAGTCTAGCGTGTCAACGTTTATGGATTCTGTTATTACTGAACCTATTCCATATCGCTTTTCATTTAACCATCCTACAATGTCTTCAATGTCTTCTGACCTCCATTGATTAGTTGAAGCATTTCTCAGTACAATTGGAGATGCTTTTTCTCGTATAATTACCTCTCGCTAATTTGTTCATGGGTAACTTTAGAATCTATCCTGCGTAAAAATTCTTCAAATACATGCGAAAAAGGTCCGTGGCCGACATCGTGTAGCAGTCCAGCGAGTCTGACTTTTTGAATGCGGTTAAGTTTTTCGTTTTCGGGTAACTCTCGCCAAGATTTTTCCTCATTCAATAGTTTTGTTGCTAACTCGCCCGCAAGGTGCATAACGCCTAAAGAGTGTTCAAATCGTGTATGATTTGCCCCAGGATAAACCCAAGAAGCGCCAGGCGTTTGTTTCAATAATCGTAACCTTTGGAAAAATGGAGAATTAATCACAGCCTCTTCTATTTCAGTAACATGAATGTAATCATGAATAGGATCTCTCATAACATCCACATATTGAAGCATTACGAAAGACCACCAATGTTTGATTAAACAGAAGAAGTTAGTAACTATAAAACTTTCTAAGGTCTGCTTAATGTCGAGAAACCCAGATACAATGCAAGAGAAATGACTCAAGACCAAATGAAAAGATTCATTGACGACCTCAAAGGAAAAAAAAACGCACACGTGTCAAACAATTTTATAATTTAATTATTGTTAAATATGGTATTTTCGCTCTGGCTTTTTAAGGGGTTTCAAAATCAACAGAGCCCTAGCAAGGTCCTTCTTCTTGTATAACCTACAAATTTCCTGAACAAGCTTGTCAGGGTTCGTTTCCTTCTCCAACTCCTTAAAGTCTTCCCAAGCCTCAAGGATGCTTTCCAGCCACTTTTTGATCTCCAACTCTTTCATTTCTAATCAGCTCTCCTTTCAGCTTTTGGGTCTTTTGACCAATTAAAAGTTTCAGTTTCACTCAGCACAGTGCACTATTCAGGAATACTAATCTTCATAGGCTTTAAAACGTGATTTGAGATATGAAAGTCTATAGTGTTGAGTAAGCGATGGTTCGGATACAAAAGAGGCTCGTGAAGAAGAGGTACTATGGTAAATCAGTTTATCAGTACGCCGTTTATTCGCTGAATGTCCCTAAAAGGTTTCATGAGCTTTTGCAAACCTTCTTGGATAAAGACTTAGACATGGAAGTTCAACACGAACGAAGTAAGTTAAATATCACGTTAACTCCAAAACTTGAAAATCCACACGGAGAAAACGTTTCTTGAAGAAGAAAAATGCCCATTTTTGCTCGACTAAATCTCCTTGAAACATTAGCATGTAACGGCAGTTTTAGCAAAAAATTGTGTTTTGGATTTAAATATCTGGCTGAAGAAAGATTTTTCGCCTAGTCACATTTCTTGCTGAGTAAAATTTCTGGCAAGGAGCATAGGTTGCATGGAAGCGTTAAAAAACTTGATAGCGTTTTCGCGTATTTTTCCTTTGGGAGGATAGTGGCTAACAAGATAATTGGGTTGGATTAACGTCTCGGCAAAGGTGTTGGAGTTGCGTAGAGGGCGTCCGAAGGGACTTAGACACTGCGATTTCTTAGAAGTCCTTAGGTTCCTCAATTTGTTTCGGAGGGAGGCAAAAAACGTTTATCAAATCTACCACAGCAGCCTACGCTTTGAAGTCAAGAAGGTTTATCGATACCTAAGATACTGCTTAGCCATCAATCTTATCGAAATTGACCACATTGCTGAGAGGGGTTTCCTTCCAGCCAAGTATTACCGCCTCACCGAGAAAGGACGCGCCCTCACCGAACTCTTTCCTAAATCTTTAGTAGAACTTGAGATGAAATAATTGGCGATTAAGAAAAGAGGTGGCGAAAATGGTTGATATATCAACGCTTTCGATAGTTATTGCAGCTGCAAGCGTTGTGGCAGGTGTTATCTATTATTCTTTTCAGCTTCGACATCAGACTAAAACGAGACAAACAGACCTCATCATTAGGCTATATTCGACTTACGGCAGCAACGAATTTCGA